GTGGGAACCTGTTAAACTGGGATTTTTGGGTGCGGAAGCCTCCTAATTTTTTTTGCCCGACAGTAAAATTTGCCCTCAAATCTTGCCTCCCGCCTCAACAAAAGCCTCAACGATTGGCCTAGCCTCCTCAACGAATTGTGTCCTTTGGGCTGGTGTCCATTGGGTTGGGGTCTTGCGGGCAAGCCATTGTCGTGCCTTGATTATGTAGGAGTGCCACGCTTGCTCGGCCTTGGGGTTGCTGGTCTCAATGGGGTCTGGTAGTAGCCCAGTCCAAAGGGCTAGTTGCTTGAGACCACTAGGGCTAGGGGCTTGTAAGGATGGCCTTGCCTTGGCTACACGCTCATAACGCCTTGCTTGTTCACCGTTTATTTGGGCTATGTCTTGGATGGCATCGAGGTCTAGCCCCTCGGTTCTGGCCGATAGCAGGATGTCGCCTGCGTCTGCGGCTAGTCCAATGGCCTGCCCCATCTGTTCGATGGCTGTTTCCTTGGCTTTTTCTAGTGCCTTGACCGTGCGTTGTAGCTCCATTCCTATTTGCTTTTCGCTCATTTTGGGATGTCCTTTTTGGGTTATGCGTGAGCCTCGGCCAACTCCTCGGCCTCGACTTCTGCGGGTGGTTCTATCTCTCGAAATCTATGCTGTGCAAAGCCTCGCTCCGGGTGGGGTTGGGTCGTTGAGCAGGGGTTGTTTAAGCCATCTAAATATACTACCACTTCCCCTGCCTCTCCGTTCAAGCCTACCCCTATACCTATGCCTCTTATGGTGTACTGCCTATCCTTGATTGGTAGGGCGTTGTAATAGGCTATGATGTCCGGCGGGAATCTGTCGTCCACGCACACTACTTTTGACCCAGTTGTCACCGTTTTTTTCCTCGCTTTTTTATGCCTTTTGCCCACGCCTCTGCGTTCCATTTTGGGCATTCCTCACGCCTCTTTTTATGCACCCTCAAGGCTCGTTCCTTGTAAATCTGCCTCACCCTTTCGCTCCGTTGGATGCGTAAAACTAGGCCAGTCCGTTGTGATAGCTCCGTAAGGCGAGCCGAGATGGCGGCTCTAGTATAAGGCTTCCCAGTTGAGGGGTTGATGTAACGCTTGGCTATGGAGGTAAGGCTGTCGGGGCTTCGGTTGCTGGCTAGGGCTAGTAGTGCCTCGTCCAAGGTATCGTCCCGCCTATGCCTCAACATTTGGGAATCGCCTTCGTGCTTAATGGTCTGCTCCACCACCTCTGCCGTGAGCTTTGCTAGTTGGTCGAGGTCGATGGCTGGGTTCATAGCCTTCATCTGGGCAAGTCGCTCCTTCACCCGATCTTCTAGGGTGTCGATGTGGTCAGCCATATTGGGCGTGTAACTTGCCAAGATGCTATCCGCTGGGTCTTGGCCTTGGTGGTTCATTGGATTTCTACAAGGGCTGTCCGTCCCACCCTTGCCAATTCCCGCCTTGCTTGCCGTTCGGTTGCGTAAAATAGGTCTACAACTGGGAGCTTGGTTTTGCCCGATGCCTTCCGTGATATTACTGCCGTCCCGGTGTCGTGAGCGTGGTATGCCTTGCCCTCAATTAGTAGGGTCGTTCCGTAGGGGATAATTTTGGGGTCTACGGCACAAGATTTGCCAGAAACCAACCGTTTTCCAGTAGAGCTTTTATAGCCAAACTCGTCCTCCCCCAACCAGTATGCCGTGATGCGAGCCTTGATGGTTTTCTTGGCTGGTGGCTTTGGGGTTTCGATCATTATGTTTGCCCCCTGCACCGAACCGAGGATGGCTAATGCTAGGATGATGATGGCTTTTTTCATCGTTAAGAGTCGCTCGCACAAATGGCGGTAGCGTCTTGAGGGTGATTCGTCCCCCTTGGTTCTTTTGCCTTCTGCGTTGTCAATCGGGGTCTTGAGCTTGTCGATCTGTGCCTCGATTGCCTTGGCCTCCATCTTGTTAATCTTCATAGCCTATTCCCATTCCTATCATATCTGCCGATTGGTTCACGAGACCCAATTTTATATTCATAAATGAATGTGCCTTCTTGCCGGTAAGGGTCTGAATAGTTTGCCTTAATAAACTCGGTTGCATCACCAACGCTTTCGCAAACATAAGGTGGCAATCCTTCTGGATAATCATCTTCCATAACAATACAAATGCTTTCCATTTACACCTCCTTAACTTCCGTCCAATGGCATCGCTTGTTTGGCCTTTTGATCTTGCCCCTGCCCTCTAAATATCGTAGGTGGTACTGGATTGCTCCGTGGGTTTTCTTTAGCACTTCTGCAATCGTGCAAGTCGGAATCTCGTTGGTGATAAGTGTGAACACGGCATCTCGAAGCATATCAATCGTGGCTTGGTTGCGAGTCGTGGCGTAGAGTTTTTCCAGTTCCTTTCCGGGGTAGCGGTCAGAAAGGATTCCGTTGGCCTTGGCCTCTGCGGTTACATAGGATTCGTTCATTGAATTTTCAATCTACTTTGAGTCTGGTTTGATGCAAGGGGTGGTTTTGAGTTGTTCAGCATCCCACTTAAGAAGCATTCTGTCCTTCGGATTGCAGAAATAAACATATCTATGCTTTCTTGATCTTGGCACTCTTGTTGCACCTTCAAATTTTTTGGCGTGTCTGCTGTGCAATCCGGGTAGCGACACATCTCCACAATTCCTTTTGTCTGAAAGCCCAGTATAAACCCAATTTGTAGCCCTATAAACCAAACCACTATGCCCCTGCTCTGTATCTGCATAGCTTACCAGAATTAGGGGTGGATTGATATTCTTTAACTGCCTCAATGCCCAACCGATGAATCTGCTTTCGCTATTTTTTGGGCATTTATCCGACATCCAAAGTCTGTTTAATTCATAAACCCTATTTGAGTTACTCTTGCCACACACTCCCAAGCAAACATTTTGGGATGCTGGCTTTCCAAAAGAGATTACACCAAGCAATATGTTTTTGAAATAAGCACCAAACGCCCAACTAACTGAAACTGCCCTATGTGCGTAGTGACTTTCAATAGCAACAAGATTCGATGTGTGACTAGTAATCTGCCTAAATAAAAGTTGGAGCGGCGAGGTCGGAATTGCACCGCCATCCTCCCCTTGGAATAGGGGAAGCTCTGCTGTTGAGCTATCGCCGCCAAAACTCATAAACAATACTCCGCTACGCTTTTCCGACTATTCATTTCTATTTAGGCAAAGTGTGGTTTTGGGTTATTCAACAGAATAGATTTGTCTGCGTATTGCTTATTCTTGTCTTTGCTAATTCGATGTATTCTGGATTAAGCTCTATAAGTAACGCATTTCTCCCATTCTCGATTGCCACCTCTGCCGTTGTTCCACTACCTCCGAATGGGTCTAGGATTGTTCCATCTTTAGGGCATCCGGCCAACACACAAGGCTCTATAAGTTCCTTTGGGAATGTTGCGAAGTGAGCTTCTTTGTAGGGCTTGACCGTTACCGACCAAACACTTCGCTTGTTTCTTTTCCCATAAATAGTTTTTGGGCTTTGCTGTCCGTCTCCGTGCTTTCCATTTGGGTATTTAATTCGTATCCCATTTTTTATTTCGGTTGGGTTGCTCTTTAATCCCTCCCTTTGCCTTTCGGCTCGCTTAATTGTTCCAGTCCCATCTACATCCCAAACAGAATCCTCTTTTATTGCCTCGTTATCAAAGTGATAATTAGCACTTTTAGTCATAAGAAAAATGTATTCGTGAGCCTTGGTGCATCTATCCGTAACGCTCTCTGGCATCGGGTTCGGCTTATGCCAAATAATGTCTTGGCGTAAATACCATCCGTCTGCTTGTAGTGCGAAGGCCACACGCCAAGGGATTCCAACAAGGTTCTTGTCTGGCAAACCACTTTCTTTTGTAGGTGCTATCGCCCTCCAAGTGTCGCTCATTCCGTTCATTGGTTGTGCCGGGGTTGTTGTCTCCCCTTTCTTTGTCCATCGCTGGGCTGAATATGTGTCACCCAGATTTAGCCATAGCGTTCCGTCTCCCCTTAAAACCCTTCTCACCTCACGGAATACCAAAACAATCTTTTCGACATATTCTTGTGGAGTAAGTTCAAGTCCAATTTGCAATTTTCCAGTTCCGTAGTCTCTCAATCCCCAATATGGGGGCGATGTGATACAACAATTTACCGACTCGCTAGGAAGAGTTTTTAGAACTTCCAAGCAATCGCCTTGTTTGATTTCGTAATTCATAAATAATACTCCGCAACGCTCTTGCCGCTGTTGGTTTTGACTGTTCGCTTCTGCACATCGTAACCAGCCTTACGCAAATCACAAACTCGGCTTGCCAATCGGAAGCACTTGAACCAATCGAGTGCCTCCAAAGCCGTGAGTGTTCGCCCAGATTGCAAGTGGGCTAGGATACGAGCGTTCTGGTCGTGGCCTTCCGTCTTTACTGGATGCGTTGTCCTCATAAAAGGCAACTCAAACTGCTCTGCTTCGACTATGGCAATCATCTTGAGCCTCCTTTGGCCTTGCGAACTATGAAATTTTGCTTTTTGGCAAACAAAATGGCGGTTGGGTGAACGCCCCAAGCCCTTGCTAGTTCGCTCATCGACATTCCGCTATCGAGTTGATGCTTCCAGAGTGTCCATCGCTTTACTACGGTTGAATGGGAGCGATTTCGCTTCGCCCGATGCTTCCCAAAGGTGGGCACAAGCTCTTTTGGGATGTCTAGGGGGGTAGTTACCCCTATCACGAACTTTTCAAGCCCTTTTGAGGCCAATTCTGCTCGATTTTGAGCCATTGTGGCGGTGAGTGTGCTTACCATTTGCTCAAACTCTTTTAACTTATCTTCGCACATCTTAACCCGGTGGATGGTTGCGGCTAGGACTAATTCTTGTGGATGGTTCATTATGGACACCCCGCATTCACCCATTCGGAGTGAGTATTGAACCCTGCTAGTTTGTATGTTGGTGGGGATTCGCACCCCGACTTGATTGGTTTCTTCATTGGTTGGTTGTTTCCTTTTGGTTGGTTGTTGCTTCTCCGCTGACAGTTTCTTGCACACGCTCGCCAGTCCTTAACCGATGCCTTTCCTCCGACCCTCCATCCGTTGCTCTGGTAATAATCAAAAGCCGATTCTGCGTCTGTCTGCCTCCATCCAATCTCTTTAGCAAAGGCAATCCATTCAGCGAGCTTGGGGCGTAAGCCCTCTCTCTCTTTCTTGTTATCTATCTTACTATTATTGTTACTATTACTATTACTATTATTATATACAATAGATGGCTCATCTTTGGTACATAGATGGTTCAT